TATGGTTGCTAAAGAATATTTAGACAGCTTAAAACAAACGCTGGGTATTGATTTATATCAAACACCTAATATAGATGTAATACCAGAGTCTAAAGAAGAATTGGAGCTTCACATGCAACTGAGCTACAAGCAATCCATTGAAATAGCAGAAGAAGAAGCTATATCGTCTGTACTTGCACAAAACAAATATGATCTTACTAGAAAAAGATTAAATATGGATTTAACTGTATTAGGAATTGCCTGTGCTAAAACAGGATTTAATACAGCAGAAGGATTAACGGTTGATTATGTTGATCCAGCTTATGTTGTTTATTCTTATACTGAAGACCCAAATTTTGACGACATATATTATGTAGGCGAAGTAAAATCTATAACAATACCAGAACTTAAAAAAGAATTCCCTAATATTTCAGCAGAAGAGCTTGAAAGAATTCAAAAAATGCCAGGCAACAATCAATATGTAACTGGTTGGGGTGGTTACGATAAAAACACTGTACAAGTTTTATACTTTGAATACAAAACATATCACAATCAAGTATTCAAAATAAAACAAACAGAACAAGGATTATTAAAAGCTTTAGAAAAGCCAGACACATTTAATCCGCCTGAAAATGATAACTTTGAAAGAGTATCAAGATCTATTGAAGTGTTATACACAGGAGCAAAAGTATTAGGCAATAATGATATGTTAAAATGGGGATTAGCAGAAAATATGTCAAGACCTGTAGCAGATACTACTAAAGTTGAAATGAATTATGCTTTATGCGCACCTAGAATGTATAAAGGAAGAATTGAATCTATTGTAAGCAAATGTATTGGTTTTGCTGATATGATTCAATTAACTCATTTAAAGCTGCAACAAGTTTTATCTCGTATGGTACCAGACGGTGTTTACTTGGATATGGACGGACTTGCTGAAGTTGATTTAGGTAATGGCACGAACTACAATCCTGCAGAAGCACTTAATATGTATTTCCAAACAGGTTCTATTGTAGGTAGATCACTTACGCAAGACGGCGATATGAATGCCGGTAAAGTACCAATTCAAGAACTTAATAGTTCATCCGGTCAAGCTAAGATAGGAGCACTTATACAAACGTATCAATATTATTTACAAATGATACGTGATGTAACGGGATTAAATGAAGCTAGGGACGGTACTGCAATGGAAAAAAATTCGCTTGTAGGGCTGCAGAAAATGGCCGCTAATGCGTCCAATGTTGCTACTAGGCATATTAACCAGTCTAGCCTTTATTTAACGCTTAAATTAGCTGAAAACATTGCTCTTAAAATAGCAGATGCTTTAGAATTTCCACTTACAAGAAGTGCGTTACAAAATTCTATATCAACGTTTAATATAAAAACTTTAGACGAGGTAGTTAATTTAAACCTGCATGACTTTGGTATATTCCTAGAACTAGAGCCAGACGATGAAGAGCTAGCTCAACTTGAGGCGAATATACAAGTTTCATTACAACAAGGCAGTTTAGACTTAGAAGACGCTATAGATTTAAGACAAATAAAAAATCTTAAGTTAGCAAATCAATTACTTAAAGTAAAACGTAAAGCAAAAGCTAAACAAGATCAAGCTAACCAACAGGCAAATATTGCAGCGCAAGGAAAGTCTCAAGCAGACACAGCAGAAAAAACAGCAATGGCTGAGGTGCAAAAGCAAGAAGCTATAATGGGAGCTAACGTACAATTTGAGCAATCAAAAAATCAAATGGAAATACAACGTATGGAAATTGCGGCGCAGTTAGAAGCGCAAAAAATGCAAACAAAGTTTCAATACGATATGCAACTTAAACAATTAGATGTTCAAACAATCCAACAAAAAGAAGGAGCAATTGAAGATCGTAAAGATAATCGTAGCAAAATGGAAGCTACACAGCAAAGTGAATTGATAAGCCAAAGAAAAAATGATGGCTTGCCAATAGATTTTGAAAGTCAGCCTGAACAAGGTATGCAAGCTTTCATGTAGAAAGCATTAACTATTTAATTATATTATATTATGTCAGAAGTAAAAACAAATGAACCTGTTAAACAGGAAGGTGAGTTTAAAATTAAAAAGAAAACTCCAAAAAAATTAACACAACAAAGCAATGAACCAATTAAAGTTAGCATAAAAGAACCTTTAATTAAAACAGAGCCTGAAGTAACTAAAGTAATAATACCTAAACAAGAAGAAGATGCCATTCAAATCGGAGAAACAGAGAAGGTATCTGTGGAAAAATCATCCGGAGATAGCGCAGAGGTGGGAGAACCTATACAAGAGTCCGACAAGGATGTTGAAGGGTTTTCTCCAATCAAAGAAGTCGAAGTAAAGAAAGTTGAAGCGGAAGTTAAAGAAGCTTTAAGAGACGAAAAAGTATTAGGTAAACAGTTACCAGAAAACATTGAAAAGCTTGTTTCTTTTATGGAAGATACGGGTGGGACAATAGAGGACTATACAAGACTCAACGCTGATTACTCAAAGGTAGATGATGTTACGCTGTTAAAAGAATATTATAAAAAAGAAAAGCCTTATTTAGAAGGCGAAGATATAGATCTCATTTTAGAAGACTTTGTTTATGACGAAGACGTTGATGAGGAAAAAGATATGCGCAAAAAGAAAATTGCGTTTAAAGAAGAAGTTGCAAAAGCCAAAAGCTATTTAGAGGAAACTAAGAGTAAGTATTACGACGAAATCAAGTTGAGACCGGGCGTTACTCAAGACCAACAAAAAGCTATGGACTTTTTTAACCGATATAATAAGCAGCAAGAACAAGCCGAGCAACAACACACGCAATTTAAAGAAAGTACTAAACAGCTTTTTAACGACAGTTTCGAAGGTTTCGATATTAAAGTTGGCGAAAAGAACTATAAGTATAACATTCAAAATCGCGATAAAGTTGCAGAAAGCCAATCTAACATTAAAAACCTTGTCGGGAAGTTCCTAGACGCTGAAGGTAATGTTATAGATACAAAAGGTTATCACAAAGCTATGTATGCCGCTGACAATGTAGATAAGATTGCCGCTCATTTTTACGAGCAAGGAAAAGCAGACGCTGTAAAAGAAGTTGTAAACAATTCAAAAAACTTAAGTAGTACCAAAGCTAGGTCTACTCAAGGAGAAGTGTTTTTAAATGGATTTAAAGTTAAGGCAATTTCAGGCGCTGATTCTACAAAATTAAAAATTAAAACAAAAAAATTTAACTAAAAAAACTAAAAATTATGAGTTTAACTCCTCAATTTGGTAGTTTAATTCCAAGTCAAAAGCAAGAGCTTTTAGACTCAAACTACCTAAAATTTAACGACGGCGCTGCAGCTGGTGACACTGATACATTCGCACAGCAGTATTTGCCAGAAGTATATGAAGCCGAAGTAGAGCGTTACGGAAACCGTACGTTATCTGGCTTTTTAAGAATGGTTGGCGCTGAAATGCCAATGTCAAGTGATCAAGTAATTTGGTCAGAACAAAACAGACTACATATTTCTTATGAAAATGTTGCTGTAACTGGAGGCGCTGGTTTACAGCTTACCATTCCTGTTAACGGCGGAACTATCCAAAACGTTATATCTCCAAGAGCTACTATCGTTGTTTTAGACCCAGCAACTGGATCTGAGGCTAAATGTTTAGTAACTGCTTCTAATACTGCAACAGGTGTTTTAACTATACAGCCTTATACTATTGCTGCTCTTACTGTAGGCGCTGGCTTTACTGCTACTGGATTAAAAATATTTGTATACGGTTCTGAATATGGTAAAGGCGGTTCTATTCTTCAAGCAACTGATAATGGAGCAAATGCAACTACTCAGTATGTAAGTGTAGATCCTCAGTTTACACAATACTCTAATTCACCAATTATCCTTAAAAGCCAGTACGTAGTATCTGGATCTGATATGGCACAAATTGGATGGGTAGAAGTTGCGACTGAAGACGGAACATCTGGATACTTATGGTATTTAAAAGCTGAATCTGAAACAAGATTGCGTTTTGAAGATTACTTAGAAATGTCAATGATCGAAGGCGAAAAAGTTGATGCTGCAGCTGGCTCTCCAATTACAAGTGGAAAAGGTACTGAAGGTTTATTTGCTGCTATTGAAGAGCGCGGTAATGTAAATGTAGGATTTACCGCCGCTGCTGGTCTTGATTCTTTTGATGACATTTTGAAAAACTTAGATACTCAAGGAGCTATTGAAGAAAACATGTTATTCTTACAAAGACAAACAGCTTTGGATTTTGATGATATGTTAGCTGCAATTTCTGGAGGATCTCAAGGAGGTACTGCTTTTGGATTATTTGAAAACTCAGAAGAAATGGCTTTAAATCTTGGATTTTCAGGATTCAGAAGAGGTTCTTATGATTTCTACAAAACTGATTGGAAATACTTAAATGATGCTTCTACTCGCGGAGGTATTGATGGAGTAAGTTCTATTGAAGGTGTTTTAATACCTGCTGGAACTTCAACTGTTTACGATCAAATTCTAGGAACTAATATCCGTAGACCTTTCTTACACGTACGTTATAGAGCTTCACAAGCTGATGACAGAAGAATGAAATCTTGGTTAACTGGTTCTGCTGGTGGTGCATTTACTTCAACTCTTGATGCTATGGAAGTAAACTTCCTATCAGAAAGATGTTTA